AATGCGGCCTTACCAATCCTCATGGTGGTCGAGCAATCTGCGACAAATGCGCTAATAATCCTAATGAAATGTTGCGTATTACCAGACATGAAGAAAATGTTGCGGCCGACAACGATTGGCTGGTCAGTGCTGGTTGGGGGGAAATGTAATAAGTGGAAAAAGGAGAATGCCGAATGAAGAAGCCTCTTGATCTCTCAAACCTCGACGCCCCCGCCGCGGCCTTGGCCCTCTATGGGTTGGTCCGCAAAAAAGCCGAGATCCTCGGCATGAACCCCGATATCGAAACGGTGCTCTTAACCCCGGAAGAAGGCGAAGCCCGGGGGTTCGGGAAAGCGTGGCGCGTAATGTGGGAAGCCGGTCCCTTCGAGTGGGGAGTGGGAATGTCAATGTCAAGTACCTTCTCTTTCTCGGATTGGGAAGAGCGGTATGTCGGCGCCTACGATGAGAAGGGGGAGCCTGATGTTATCGGGATCCACTCGGGGAAAGATTGGTACCTAGAGCCCCATTACAGGTTCGATGTGGGGTTCCCGGCATGACCTACCATGTGGTTGTCACGATCCGGGAAGGAGTGATCGACGCGGAAGCAACGATCGCCACCTTCCCCACAAAAGAAGAAGCGGTCGCGAACATGGCGGAAGAAATTATGTGGGAAGGAACGAAGACCGTCACGATCCTCGACAACGACGGCGAAGTCGTTGACGGGGCAGTTGGAACTTTCACCTAGAAAGGAGATCGCGAATGGACGCCACTTTTAAGATGAGCATCTATCTCGGGAACGCCGCCTTCGATGAAGACGTTGCCGGGGAGCTCTCGAAGATCCTCAGGCTCGCGGCCGTCAACATTGCCAACGGGAATGTCGGGGTCTTGAGCAACATCCGGGACGCCAACGGGAACACGATCGGCGCCGCCGTTATTGTCAACGACTAGGGGGGAGAGCCCATGACCGTCACTTGCGAAAACCTCGAAGTTTTTGTCAAGACCGTCGCCGCCTTGGTGCGGGAAGGGATCTGCTTCGAGGCCGATACGAACAATTTTGTCATCACTCTGACCGGGGGATATTAGATGCCAGCAACCACCCACGATTTCAAAGTCGGCGCCATACTGTACGCCTCTTGGGGGTACGATCAGACCAACGTCGATTTCTACGAAGTCACGGCGCTCGCCGGGAAGACAATGATCGTAATGCGCCCGATCGAGAGCGAGTGCGAGAGTAGCAAGCCGCCCCAGGATATGATGATCGCGAAGCCCGGGGCATTCACCGGGAAGCCCATGAGGAAAAGGGTCCACAAGCGAGGTTGGGTCAAGATGGCGAGTTACTCGAACGCCTACCCTTGGGACGGCACCCCGAAATACGAAACCTCTTTTGGATGGGGGCATTAAGATGACAACAGAAGAAGCCTGGAAAATCGTGGGGAATAGCCCGAAATGGGCCCTGCGAAAAATGATCAAGGCGCTCTCGATGCACTCTTGGGCGAACACCCCGGAAGACAACGAGCGCCTCGAAGCGGCGAAGATCGCCGTTAAAACCAACAACCCTCGCTACGAATGAAAGGAGAGAAAAATGACTGAGAAAACCTACAAGATCTTAACCAAGCATACCTTCATCGAAGCCGCGATCGAAGGTGAAAAGATCGGGTTCAATCGGGCCCTCTCGCCGCTGGCTCTCGATGATGAGTTGCCCGACGATAAGGTCTTCCCGATCATCGAAGTCATGCACCATGAGCATATCGCCGGGGAGCCGGTCGAGCTCCACTATCGGGTAAAGGTCGTACTCCCGAGCTCCGAAACGGTGCTCATGGATATGACCACGGCAACCTACCACGCCTTGCCCGAGGTTGTGGTGAACCATCCTGATAAAGAAGGAGATCCCGCATGAGGCATCCTGACGATATCGCGGATGAAATGGCTTACGCTTGTGGCCCCCGCAATGAATACGCCGCGGCCTTCGAGGTTTCCAATCTGAGGCACTCGGCGGCAAATATGTTGCCCCCGATCCCCCCGGGAATGTTCGCGGTCGTCTGCGAGGCGATCGCCTACTGCCCGATCACTGACGCAACGCTTCATTCCCCGCATAGGGAACTCAAGGGGATCTACGGATCTCGCCGCGTTGCCGAGTATCACCGGGACAAGATCGAAGAGGAGCTCTACGAAGCCAAGGGGGAAGCATGGGCCTACGTTCTGCCCAAGCTCCCGGCAAAAGAGCCCGAGCCGCTCGACTTCGATGATATCCCGTTTTGATCCTTGACGCCGCGGGCGCCGGGATATACTTTCATCCATCGAACAGATTGGGGAAACAGCATGAACGATAAAGATACACCCCCGCCCGAGAAATCGGATCTTGCGATCGCCATCGATGAGATCCAGACCGAGCGCGAGGATCGCGAAGAAGCGGAAGCCGAGCGTCTTCACAACCTCTCACTGAAAGATCCATCATGATCATGACCATGTTGCGCCGCCTCTGGCGCGGAAACAAAAGACCGGCCGCGGCGCGGGCCTGCTACCTGAGATCCCTCGCCGCGATCGAAGTATGTGGAAACAAATACGATGGGCAATGGGCCCTGAGATTTTCAGAACAGGAGAAGAAATATGGTCGGAAAACTGACTGACGATCGAGTTGCGTCTGCCAGCCGCGTCCCCGGGATCCTCGGAAAGTCTCCTTGGTCAACGCCCAACGAGGAGCTCCAATTTTCCCTGGATGCCATCGATGACAAGCCGCACGGTTGGAGCGGAAGCGAAGCCGCAGATTGGGGTAATAGGCTCGAAACGGCAATCCTTATCGAAGGATCCAAGCGCCTCGGGCTCGGCAACGTCGAGACTGAATTCGAGCGAGCCGTGATCCATGACAAGATCCCCCTGCAAGCGAGCCTCGACGGGCTCGGGGAAGGGGACGGCCGCGTGATCACAGCGGCGAAGACCAGCATCGACGGGATCTACGTTGTCGGTGCGGATGAGATCAAGCTTGAGGGGATCGGCGTTCTCGAAGCCAAGCTTACCCGAGACCGGCCAGAAAGCGAGCCCGCGTTGTATCGCGGCCCGATCCAGTTGCAAGCGCAAATGATGTGCTTGCCGCGAGCAGTACGGTGGGGCGCGATCATGGTGCTCTACGGCGGCGTTGAACTAAGGATCTTTTTGTATCCGCCTCACCCGGGGACGATGACGGCGATCAAGGATGCCGTGCTCGACTTCGATCGGCGGATCCGGGAGAAGGATTACTATCCCTTGGCCTCATCCGCGGACGGCAATGTCGTTTATCCTTACGCTGAGAAGGCGCCCGCGATCGAGCTCCCGGATGAAATGATAGGGGTGCTTCAAGAGCGAGCCGCCGCGTGGAATGATATGTTAGCAAGCGAAGCGGCGGTCGAGCGGGCCGACATCAAGCTCAAGGAATGCCTCGGAAACCATGAGCGCGGAACGTCCCCCGGGTTCGAGGTTGCTTGGCCCATGCGGAACTATAAAGCGCGGCCCGAGAAGACAACCCCGGCGAAAGAAGCCTATTCGATCAGGCAAACGAAACTCAGGGTCAAGGAGATCCTAGAATTTTAGCGATCAACGAAATAGAGGAAATGAAATCATGACAAAAGATGTTTCCGTTTACGCCGCGCCGACAACCGCGGCCCTTGTGCCCGCCAACATGACCGAGGCGCTCGCATTGGCCGAGGTCATGTCGAAAGGAAAAATGGTCCCGGTGCATTTGCAGAAAGACCCCGCAACGTGCTTGATGGTCATCGAGCAATCGATGCGTTGGGGCATGAGCCCGTTCGCCGTCGCGCAATCAACAAGCTCGATCCACGGCAAGCTCATGTTCGAGGGCAAGCTGATTGCCGGGGTTGTCAACGCCAACGGCAAATTGAAAAAGCGCCTCGACTATCGATACGAGGGCGAGAGCACCGCCCGCAAGGTTATCGTTTCGGGAACGCTCCAAGGCGAAGACGATCCCCGGATCATCGAAGTCGAATACGCCAAGGCGAAGACGTCGAACGATACTTGGATCAAACAGCCCGATCAAATGCTCGCCTATCATGGCGTCCGCGTGTGGGCCCGCCGCCATACCCCGGAATTGATGCTCGGCATCTACGCGCCCGAGGAGTTTGGCGCTGAGAAAGTCGCCCATCCCGACAAGCTGGCCGATATCACCCCAGAAGACAGTGGATTGGATGTTTTTGGGCTGTCAAACAAGATGGGCCTTAGCCAGGATCCCCAAAATGGGCCCTCTGTGGGCGAGCCTGAGGCCCCGGCCCCTACCCCACCCGAGGGGGCCGAGGCTGGCACTCCTTTGGCATCTGGTGTAGGCGATTTTTTGATGATCCTGCCCGCCAGCAATAACATCGATGAAGCTCAGTTTTCCTACGCCTCACCGCAAGCATGGGCAGACGTCTTCGCGCAGATCATGGATCAGATCCGCTCGAACAAGGATCTCGAATATGTTGGGCGGCGCCATGACCTCGCCGAATTCAAAAAGGCAAACGATGAGATCCTCGACCGGCTCAAGAATGAGCTCCCGAGCGGCCATAAATTCTTGGCCGATACATATCGGAAGGCGATCAAGTCTCTTTCCGCAAAAGCCAAGCAAGAAAAGGATGCGCCATGAGATCCGCAATCACTCCCCGGCAAAACGAAATGTTCACATTCCTCAAAAGCTATATCGCGGCTCATGGGATCTCCCCAACCTTCGCCGAATGCCAAGAGGCGCTCGGCATGAAGTCGAAAAACCAAGTCACAAAAACCTTGGTCGGGCTCGAACAACGGCAATACATCCGCCGCTTCAAATTCCTCAACCGCGGGATCGAGATCGTCAGTGAGGGGGATGCCGAAACAAAACGGCTTCGCGAGATCGAGGTTGCCGCCCGGGTTTATACGCGAACCCTCAACGCAAACGACTTCGCAATCCTCAAGGAGCTCGTTGCGTGAATTCCCCCCTGACAATCCTCGCGCTTATGTGCACGATCGGGATCCTCGGGGGGGCAAGCTTTGGACTGACGGCCGCGTTACTCAAAGTTCATAACGAATGCCTTGACGATCGAAGAGAGCTCTCCCGCCTGAGGATAGAAAACGCGATCACGCAAATCGCCATCGACAAACTCCATCGAAGGATCCAATAAATGCAACCCGGAGATACCTTATGAAGACTTTAACATGATGAAAATAGGAACCATCATTTTGCCTTCCCCCGCATTTTCTCAAAGGATCTAAACGCGCCAAGGCCGAGCAATGACATTACGATCGATATCAACGCCTCGGTGCCCCCGAGCGCGGGCGGCGGCGCGGCCCCCGGGGCCCATATCTTTTGTCCCCAAGACAGGAGATCGAAGAGGATGAAATGCCATGCGAGCGCGAGCCCGCAAACCCATCCAATGAACGGGCGCCAACCGGCAACGAAAAGGGATCGATGCCCCGCCTCGACTTTGTTGAGCTCGATCTGAGCAATCGAGGGCTCCATCATCATCTTCGCCTTGAGGATCTCGGCCGCTTGCTTTTCCTCATCAGTCTCGACAAACTTGTCGATGATGTTCGCAACACCCTCGGCCGCGGAGATCACCCCGCCGCCAACGATCGAACTAAAAAACCCCATCTTCGATCTCCTCTAGCAATTCAAAATGCGGGGCGTCGTAGAACGTTTTGAAATCCCCGCCCCACTTGATCCTGATTTCGAGTGCCGCCGCAACGCCGAGCATATAATGACCGAGCCGTGATTGAAGTAATTTGTTCGAGTATTGCGACGGCCAAGGGACAAGATCCATCGCTCGACTAGGGAGTAAGTTGTGGGGGGATTGCCCCCATTCGGCCTTAGAATGCCCGCTCTCGAAAGCGGCGGTTTGATCGTGTTTATTTCGATGCCCGCAAACGACCGAAAAATCAAAGTCCCGGATCGCTACCTCGGCCAATTTAATTAAGGTCGGATGGCACATTGCGAGCCGCTTCCGGGACGTCGTTCCAAAAGAGTAGGTCACTTCTTCCGCGCCACCCGTATCACCGCGGCAAGCATGACAATCGCTACTGATGTCAGGATGATGCCAATGCCTTCGCCAAGCGTGATCGCTGCGAATGTTTGGAGGAACGTCATGGATAGCCCATGCCTTTCAACCCCACGGCTTTCAACGTCTTTTCTACGTCGTCAATTGTAGCACCGAGGGCGGCATCATAAGCAGTTAAAATCGCATACATTTTACCATTTTGCGAGGTGTGAACTATTGACGTAACATTATCTTCAATTGCTCTCACTAGGATATCCACCACGCGCTGATGCCACTTATTGAAGTCGTTGATGAACGCGCTTGATATCCCCTCTCGTTTTGCATCTGCAATGTAATCCGTCACCGTTTCACTTAGGTTGTGTGACAATAAGGCGTGCATTTCAGAGTCCGACAATTCATTAAAGTCTGTGGCCTTAACCAGTTTTTCCAGACCATCTTGGAAAGCAGCAAACTTAATCGTTAAGAATTTCTTAGCCGTTGCTGTTACATTCAGTTGCGGAATAACAAGTTGCAGCCAAGTATCTGCATGGGTAAAGAGCGAATGATTTAATAGTACGGCCCGGTTGATTTCACCTGATGCCAATTCTTGTCGTTCAAGATGATTTTGTACCAGTAGCACGCCCATTGGACTGAACCCTGTAATGGCCGCGACTGCAATCATGGCGATATTCTTTGTCAAAGTCATTAGACTAGGCTATTACTCATTTTTCCCGCCATTTTGTTTTCTTAGTTCAAACAGAATTGACTTGATGTCTCGCTGCATTTCTTTTTGTTCTTCCCTAATAATCTCTACGACTGTCGCGACCCGGATTTGATCCTTTTGGGCCTCATTGATAGCAACATCTTGTCTTGCGTTAATCTTCGCCCCGTCCTCGGCCGTGAGGTACGTCGTCCCGGCAATGAACGCAATCCCTAGCAGGGATAAAACGACGGTAAGCGGTAGATGCTTAATGACTGTACCAGGAACATATTTTAATGCTCCATCACTTACTGGACGCAGATGGCAATCGTTGCAGGGATCAACCATAATCTCATTCCGATTGTCTGAGTTGTTCTATATCACTCACCAGCCTTTGGATTGTCAGCCTTAACTTTAGCAACAACGGCCAGCATAGCCTCAGTCTCGGGGAGAGGGGTCTTACCTAGCCTCTTATCTTCGGCAAACTGCTTCCAGATCACATCAAGCTGATCCCCTATTGCAGGGTTCTGGTTTGTCCTTGTGGAGGCCACCTTCCTCGCGGCGGCGCGGGCTGGCGTATCAGGCACATGAGAAGCTGTGCGCTCCACCGCTTCAGCCTCTTCCTCGGCGGTATAAGGGACTAACTTACGCCCCCCTTGCCCATCAGATTGATTTTTATAGAGTGTCATCGTTTTCTCCTACGCAGCTACACATCCATCCATCATCATGGGGGCGCTGACAGTGAAGTCATCAAATTTATAATGTGAGATTGACCCTGCATCGAAGGTTGGGGCGTAGGTGTCCCAAGCAAATCGGATGCCTGAGATTTGTCCTTTGACTTGGCTATTGCCAATGCCTTTCCAGTGAATGCTGTCCTCCTCTACTGGGTTCCAAAGACACCAAGTGATAAATGAAACCAGCCCTGATCCTCGCTGGTGAATATCGACGATCCCGTCCATTGTTTCGCCCGAGGGTATCTCAATCCTGCCACTGCCCTGTGGCTTACATTCACTGTCGGACCCGCTGCTGTAGGCGTCAACAGTGTCACAAGTGTCTTCAACTCCGCGCCAGTTATAGTTGGTCGTGGCGTATGACGCCGACACCGCGATGCGAATGAACATGTCTTTGGAATTGGATGGGCTAACTCCCGTCAAGATAAGCCGGTGCCACGCATAGCTAGTGTCAGCCATATCCGCGTGATCCATGTCGATATTACTGCCACTCGTGGTCGCAACGGTTTCGACAAGGGTTCCTCCGGCAGCAGCAGCCGCCTGGAACGTCGGAGCCGCGCCTGCCCCATTCGAGGTAAGAACATGAGTTGCCGTTCCAACCGCGACCGACGCCGGATTGCCACTAGCATCCCATGTGATTAACTCGCCGTCAGTGCCATCAGCAAGGTTCGCCGGGGTAATGCCGGATCCGGCCAGTACTAAAGTCATGGCTTCTCTCCTCGTAATGTGACCTTGGCCGCGTAGGCGTCCTGTGTGTATTGCGGCAGTTTATTGAATTGTGTCGGTGTCATCGTGCCGATAACGTCTTCTGATTGTCGGGTCATAGTCGCGTCTGTTTCGGCCATTGCGGTTTGCCAGTCACGTTTAGCAACAGACGCTGCCAGGAACGTGTCGTAGTCGGCTTCCTTGGCAATGACATCGGCGGCACTGATATTGGTGACGCCTTGTTCATCAAAGTAGCCCTGCAAGGAAGCCTCGTTGCCGTCCCACTGTCGCGACAATGACCGCCCCGGCACTCGCCAGAACTTGTCGAGGACACGTCGCATCTTTGGATGATTAAGAGCCATCGATTATCTCCACTAAAAAACGTGCCGTCGTCGTTGTACCAGTTATTGTTGTTTCGCCTGTTCGGCTATTTACGTTATCACCCATCCAAACTTCAACATCTTTTGCTGATCCTGATGTAATACTTCGCCCAACAATATCCCAACTCAACGTCATAGGGGCCATAACTGCTTCCATATCCGCCGACCAACCATTTGTTGTTATAAGGCTACTAACTGAAGCATTACCTTGCCACCCAACATAGTTTGAAGTCCCATCATAAAGATCAACAACCGCCCAAAGAATTGCGTCTGCGCCTACTTTTAATCCTAAAGCAAAGTCAGAAACATTTCCTTCTGTTTCATCATGCTCCATCTCAAGGACGGTCAGGCGAATGATCCCAGCCGCTGGGATGACCATCGAAACCGCTGACCCTATCTGGCTCCCCCCACCGGCTTGTGTGGCGAGAGCAGTGTCAGAGGTATGCGTGATGAAGTCATACTGAACACGCCCCATACGAGCGCCGACAACGGTTCGCCCACCTACCGAAATGTCGTCGTCAGCTACTGTTAGTCCTGTTGCCATGTTATCCTCCGTCAGGCCGTTCTGAGCGGGCCACTAACTTGGCCGCATGTTGATCACGGGTGTACTCTGGGAGAGCGGCCTTCTGGTCGGCGGTTAGATTGCTGATTACTTCTTCCTCTACCCTGGTCATCGTGAAGGATGCCATGCGACGCTCCCACGCCTTTAGTCGCCGCTTAGGCAAAGTCGCCTCATGAATAACAGCTAGAGCAGCCTTCTCATTGTCAGTGTACTCGACGGCTTCTGACGCCCCAGTTGCAGCATTGATCACCAGATTAGTACTCATGACCGTCTCCTTCGCCAAACGGCAATGTCGCCCTGTGCCTTAAAAGTATCGGTGCCATAATTGGTTGTCCATCCGAATTGAATTGCATTGACAGCCGTCGTCGCCCCGATATATTGCCCTCCGAAGCTCGACGCATACATTCCTGGCGTGACGTCAGAACTTTGAAAAACGCCGTGTCCATAAAGATATGCTCCCTCGCCAGTGCCTCCAGGATTAAATAAAGTAAACCCAGCGCTATTTGCATTCCCGCTGTCGTTGCCTAAAGTCCCGCTCGTCCCTGGGTCTACCGATATCTCATTATCCGCTATATCATTTTGTGCAACTCCGGCGCCCCATTTGTAGTCCGTCGCCCCCGCAAGATAAGCCGAGCCATTGTTGATGGAGACCCGGATTGCTAACTGATTTGCATCTGTGGTCGGACAAAAAGCCTCTAACTGGAAGAAGTAGTCGTAGCCCGCCGCAAGGCTTGTCACGCTGATGTTTGCGACAGCGGTAATAGCAGTGGTCGAGACGAACTCCCACGCCCCCCAATTCGGTCCGAGCGTGAAGTTAGAACCGCCAGACGTTGGAAGCGTGGCCTTCGGACCCGTGCCATCTACATCGTGGATCGCAGCTACATTAAGTGTACTCATATGATCACCACCCTACTCCCGCTGGGAATTGTAAGACTGTTCCCCGTTTTAATGGTTATCGGCCCAACCGCCGTTGCATTAATCACCTCGAATACCGTGTGAGTACCCGAGCCATCATCCGCGATTGTCACCGCGGCCCCGCCAACAGTTGCTGCGAGTTGCATCGTGCTTGATGTAGCGCCAATCACATAGTAGTCCGTATCGATGGCCCACCCGTCGGGAAGATCAGCGCCGCTGGTTGTCAGTCGGACATTGGTATCATTCGCGAAGTCATCGTCTGTCCCGACGTTCAACACATTCGTCGCATTGGTCGCGGTAAACGTGGTCGAATGGTCCGACATCACGATATTCTCATTCTGGACTTTCGCGTTGGAGCGGTAGAACGTCGATGGCGCTGTGCCTTTGCCGGGGCCACCGCCTGCCCCCGCGACTACCGCTGTGCCATCTGCCTTGGTGTAGCTAATACATTGGACCGTATTCGCACCCGTGGACTGGAAGACTGCAACATCGCCAGCGGCTGTCGTGATATTGGCCTCGGACGGAAGGTCTAAGTTAGTAGCATGATGGGTCATGGTAAGCACACCATCGAACTGCAACGTGAATTGACGATCAGCCGCTACAGTCATTGCCGAGAAACTATTCGTTCCCGTCACGTCGAAATAATCACCGTCAGTATCGACAACCAAGGGGTTGGCAGAAGTAAGGTCACCGCCTATTTGCGTCTGGATATAGTTGCCGTTAGCGTCGAGAAAGCCCCCGAGCTGGGGCGAGGTGTCATCGACAATGTTGTTGATGGCACCGTCGTTCCCAGAATAGGCAATCACCATCCCCACGCTATCGCCGTCTGTGAGAGTGCCGATTGTGGCGACGTGCGTCACGGCAATCTTGCTATACGTCGAGGCGCTGGTAACTGCCCCCGAGACTTGATAGACCACGCCCGCCGAGCCTGATCCAGCCTCTGCAATGTAGATCAAGGCGCTGTTGGTAGCCGTGGGATCATCAAGAGTGTCCACGAAGGCGTTGATTGAAACTCCGGCTGCATCAACGTCATCGATGTAGAGAACGGTGGCCGACGCGAGTGCCGCGTTGTTCGCCCAAATCTTGCCAGCACCTTGATCAGCATCAGCGGTGTTGGCTTCCCACGCCATCTGGATGCCAGGAGCCTTGATCGCCGTATCGACATAGGCTTTGATGGCTTGCTGCGTGGACAACAAGGCGGCGCTGTCAGACGACATATCATCTTCGTCGGCAATACCAGTGACTGTGGCACCCGTGGCAAGGGCCAGCGAGGTGTTCCCTGTCAGCGTCGTGCCAGTGATAGCGGCAGCAGACGCCCCACCGATTACCGCGCCATCGACTGTGCCGCCATCAATATCAACAGTCGTCACGGTCCCCAGGTCCGACGAGGTTCCACTGAATGTCGCGCCAGCCGCGGTGATCTGCGCGTCTGTCTGGTTATCTAGATTGCCGGTGTCAGCGCCCGTCATCGTGGTCGTGCAGAAAGCGAACCCGTCCTCGCTCTCGTCCCAGCCCATGAAGGCATTGGCAGACGAGCCGCGCTCTATGACGATGCCAGCATCGTTAGCCGGGGAGCCAGTCGTGCCGTTAGATAGCTCTATTAAGCTGTCCTTCACCACCGTATTAGTCGTCGCGATCGTTGAGGTGGTGCCGTTTACCGTCAGATTGCCGGTGATGGTCGTATTGCCGGTCACGGTGGCGTTTCCGCCGACAGCTACGTCAGTCGTCACCGTGACATCGTCAACCCAGAGGTTCGCCCAGCGAACGCCCGTGGTGCCAAGATCGTCTGTGCTGTCGCTATCCGACACCACATTGCCGCCGTGAGTGGTGACGCCCGTGAAGGTCGTCGTGCCCGATGCCGTCAGCGTTGAGAACGAGCCAGCGGCGGGGGTTGTGGCACCGATAATCCCATTCATCCCCGATGCATTGATATCGACAATCTTGGATCCGCCCGCCGAGATCCCAAGATTGTCGGCGCCGATCCGATAGATCCCGGTATTGGGATCCGCCGAGAAAGAATAGTACGGCAACGAGGCCGTGCCATTGCCGCCGAGCCATTGCGCGGCCGCGGTGGCAGAAGTGGTGAACCCGTCGCCATCGGCGTTGAAAACGACATGGGCCCCGGCAACCGGCTCGGGAAGAGCGGGATCCGCGCCGCCCGTGTAAGTTTCGGGGAACTTGGCCGCTCGATCGAGCTCCTCTTGCAATTCGATCAAAGCCATCATCAGCCGATCGAGGGCCCCTTCATGGGTATCGGCCGGGAAAGGATCGTTGGTCACATAGTCTGTCGTCTGCGTTTGTGTAGTATTCCTGCGAATATGCCACTGAACCGCCGACGTGGGGGCCGTGACGGCCGTCACCGTGCCGGTTGAACCATCTCCCCCCGTGACCGCGTAATGCGTCACATTGGTCTTTGTCACCTCAACGCCAGTCGCGATCGTCCGCTCTACAACCGTGATCTCGGCGGAGCTTCCCGTACCCTGGAACGGATACGAAACCGCAAAGGCAACGGTTGAACCGTCACCCGTATAGCTGACTTTTGTCGTCGTCGTTGTGACCGTCATTGGTTCTGCCTTCCAAACTCTTCGATTATAACCTTTTGCTCCTCAATTTCAGCCGCTAAATCTGCATATTCTGGGTCCGCGAGAATTTGCTCCCGGGCGATCGTCTTATAGAGACTGTCGAGATCCGAAATTTCTTTCTGTTTTTGCCCTACGGATAGACCCGCAAAATTCTTATGGTTCATCAAGCCTTCGAGTGCCTCATAGAACGATCGCGCCCCTTTCGGAAAACTCGCCGCCATAACGAAGGCGTCATACTCGATATCATTGAGCCGCACCCCGTCGATAGAGCGCCCCGGCATCGTAACTGGCATCCCGAGTTTGACCAATCGAACCTTGATCGGATCGGCGCCCGTCGTCCGCGGATCGTCCCCAACGATGTCGGCAACGAAGGGCGGGAAGATCGCATCGACAACCCGGGCATTCTTGGCCGAGCGGGGCTCAGCAAAGCGATCGCGAAGGGGGGGGACGCCGCTCTTGTCTGTCCAAGGAAGTCGCGAACTCAGGCGCCGCAAGCCCGCCGTGACGTCGCGTAGGCCAAGGGGCTCGTTGCGATCGGGAAGAATATTCTCAAGTGTAGGATCTTGGAGCCGCTCGTATGTCGCGAGGAGCGAAGATCCCGGCATTTGAGATCCGACAAGATCTTGGATTGCCCGGGATGCTTGCCAGCCGCCTTTGGCGGGATCCACAGACATAAGTTGTGCTATGTTCGCGAAACCCTGCAAGAAACTTTGATCCTTGAGGTATTCATAAACGACGCCAACCCCGTTCATTGCGATCTCTTCTGTTTCCTGTTGACCAACCCGGGGATATGCAAGCCGCTCGGTTATGTCGGCCGTCATCGCGAGCACCATCGAGATCGGCTCCATGCGGTGATAACTCACATATTCAACATCGTCAGGATGAAGGATCTTACTGTTTCCCATTTGGAGCCAACGAGGATTATCGACCCCCTTCTTGGGCATAACAAATGACCAGCGTTTCCAGCCGATATCTTCCATCGCTCGGCGCAAATTGGTGTCCCCGGGGCCGCTTCCCGTTATCTTCCCCTCGGTGTACCAACTAGCGGTAATGGCCGAGATACCCGAGCCCAAAGAAAATCGAGCGATTGCCAGATCCCGAGCGGGCCCCGCGGGCGCCCTCACCGCGGCTAAGATCCCAAAGGGAACAGCCGTCCGCTCAAGCGCGGCCTTGGTGATGTTGTAAGGCGTTCTGAAAAACGGAAGCATGAAGCGGCCAAACATTGTCCCCTGGATCGCGGCGCCAAGCTGTCCGAAAACCCCCTGGACGGGATCGGTAAACGTCTGGACTTGAGCCATTTTCTCAGCGGCAAACCGTATGTCATCCGGGGGGTTTGCCAAGAGCTCGCGAGTGCTCCTGGCAATGTCCTCGGGCGAGGCCCCGGCCCGGGCCATTTCCTGAGCCTTGCGATAGGACAGGGTGTTGAGCTCCATGCGATAGCCCCACGCCTTGAAAAATTCATCTTCACTCATAAGCATTCGCCCCGGCGCGGTCGCCAGGAGATCGATCCCAGCGCCAATTGGGCCAGACAAATGCAACGCCTCGGAGATCCCCGAGCTCTGCCCCTCGGCAATGATCTTCGCGGAGAGATCCCTTACCGGCGCATTCTGTTTGAACGACTGAGCGGCGAGAATGAAAGCCTCTTTTGTCGAAGTGATAAGTGCGTAGCCCTGAGCAACGGCCTCGCCGACATAAACACGCTCGGCTTCAGATCCAAAGAATTGCCTCACGCCGCCGACAACCCCGGCGATCGCCCGCTCGGGGATCTGCAACAAAGCGAAAATTGTATTGCCGGTAATATTCGCCATGTGGGTTGAGGGGCTGGACAGGAGCCCATTGATCCAGACGGTGAACCAAGCATCCTTGGCGCGGCTCCATCCATTCTTGGCAAACTGATTTCGGGGCCCGCCAACCGGCAAGGCGAGATACGCCTTCGCCATCTCCCGGGTTGAGTTCTCCCCACCAAGGCTATCCAGCATTTGCGCGACTGCTTGTTGCTTGATCTCATCCCCAGCATTCCGCGGGGTCTTGAACGCGCCAAGGGCTCGACCCGCTTCCATTTGGGCCCCCTTCATGCTCGTCTGTAGAGCGGCGTGGAAAGCAAGATGCTGGCGGAATTTCAACAAGACCGCCTGATCGGTGGAGCCGAGCGCCTCTTTCGCCACCTTATCGAGTGACGCGGCCGAGGACGCGATCGTCTGCAACGACTTCGCGATCTCCTCGGCGTTGAACGTCTGCCCCTCGGTGCGATTGAGGAGCAACATTACATTATCTTCTAGGCCCATCTTCTCGGCGAGAGCAAGGATCTCGATTTGCGTCATCGTGCCCCGGCCCGCGGCGCGGCCCTGAGTTTGCCAAACTTTCGAGACACTATCGATCGTTGCCTTGATATCCTCGGGGCCCTCGATCTTGTCGAGGTTGAATTCAACCGTTGGCGGCTTGCCCTCGGTGGCGCCCGGGGTATTGCGGAAGCGCGAGATCTCCTCTTCCGAGGCTTCCCGAATTACGGTGAATTGCTTGGGGCCCCCGGCAGCGCCGAATAGATCCCCTTGCGTATCGGTAGGCTCGGGCCCCTCGGGCGCGATATCCTTCAACCTCTTGGGCGGCGTATCGCCAAAACCCAAGATCGTCTTGAGCGCCTTCACCCCGGCCCCGGCGAATTGCACGGGCGGCTCTTCTTGCCCCTTTGCGGGCCCGTCGATCGTGAACAGCGGCAAAGGCACCTCAGGCGCCAGAGGCTCGCCTAACTGCGATCCCCCAAGCGTTGGGGGGGATGTTCCAAGATCGACGTCGATCGCTCTCCTGAGTTGATCTACGCCGCCCGTGGGGGCTTCTGGCGTGGTTGTTGCCATCATTTACCCTTCGCGAACAATTCGTCGCCGCCCGTTTTAAGGTCCGCCGAGGCTGTCGGCTCGTTCCTTACTTTCGCGGCCGCTCGGGTACCTCGTCCATCGCCCTGAGCGTTCGCATTTCCCAATCCTCTTCCATGTATTCGTCCCGGGAAAGGCTCGGCGAAGGGGGATCCCCCGGTTTCGATGAGCGTGGGGACTTGTCCTCGGGGGACGTCGTTGGAGTATTTGGCATAGCTTGTCACACCTTCCATAGTTTTGAGACTGTCGAACACTTGCCCGGGCAAATCGCCCACTTCCTCGAATATGTATCTCGGATTTACAAAGCGGTTGCCTTCCGAGGGATCGCCCTTCACAAATCTCTCGATCGAGCGGCCAACCGCCTTCTCTATATCGAGATCGTTCAAGACAAGATCCACCTCATAGCCCCGGCTCGCGGCCTTTTCGATGATCTCTCTCAGCCTTCCCGGGCTCTTCCCAATCGAGGGGTAAACGATGTTCTCGCCGTTCTGCATCGCCTCTTTTAGTATTCGCTCTCCGATATCACTCGCCTCTTCATGCACGATCCCAGCGCCGTATCCTCGGACGCCCCCGATCGAATATTCGGGGATATGCTTCTTCACGATATCGTTATCGACAATCCGAGCTCCGAGATCCAAGGCAAGCGGCGAGGCAATGGTCGATTTCCCGGCCGCGGGCGGACCGACAACAATAACTATTTTACGCTCGCGGCGGAATTCCGTAACCTTCGCCGCGGCCCTCATTTCCTTTTCGGCGAGCAATTTGGCCTCTCTCCTGACATCCAGCCGCTCGATCGCCGGGATCTGCCAAGTCCCGGGCGCGTTTTGCTTGCCGTTGAGAACGGCGGATCCGTATTTCTTGAGATAGAACGCCTCTTCCCTCGCCAAGATCGCCTCGGCTTCGAGGATCCTCGGATGGTCGAGAAGCGCCATAAGCTCGGCCGTCGCGGGAGTGCCCGAGCCTCGTTTTTGCGTTGCCCGAACAAGGGGGGCCCGAGGCTGTACCGGCCGCTTGAACGGATTGGACAAAAGCCCGAGCGACGTTTGGGCGGGGGGCGCTCTATCGGCAGCCCCTCTGCCCCCAAGCGCATCGATCTCGGATTGGGATCTGCCTGTTGCTCTCCCGCTTATGAGCGCATCGATATCGGCTTGCGTTGTGATCCCGGCTCCGTTCGCGGCCGCATTAAAGGCGGATGGATCTGTTTCCTGCAAACGGGCCAAAGCTTTCTTAGATCTCGCCAACCGAGCAAGACCGATTACCCCTTTGATCGCAACATCAGCGCCGACGCCGAGAACAAGCCCTTCGAGCGCATTTTTGAAAGCGTTCTCGGCCAAGGTGTCATCTTCATCCGATTGCAGATATTGAGTGATCGGAGTGCTTAGTGCGGGGCTTTGCTCGATGAGATCCGAGATCCGCTCGCCGGTAGGATCGAGTGCAAAGGCGTCAGCGGCGGCGCCGCGAAGAGCAGCTTGCGTAAGTGGCTTTCCGGGGACCAAAGCGGTCGCCAGGGCCTTGGGCCCCCTCGCCGCGTAACCCGTGAAGAATTTAAGAATACCCTCGGCCAACCCCCCGACAACGCCCTCGGGCTCGGCAACATTCCTGAGAACCTTATCGGCCGCATCGACAACGCTCCCCAGCGGATCGGAAATCAACTGGTCAAGAGGCTCATCCCCGGTCAGCGGCACCTCGAACTTTCCCCCAGGGAAAGACGTGTCGAGGAAATCAGCAAAGGTCTTCGCAGCACTAAAAACATTTCGGATCCCCCCCGCGGGCCCGCGAATGGCGGCCTCGGAGATACCGCTGAACATAGAAGGCTCTTCAGGTGCGGCCGCCACGGGCGCGGGAGTAGGCGCAGGCGCCGCGGAAGCGGGCGTCTCACTGCCAAGCGGATTGCCCTCGCCGGGAAGCGGGGGATTATTCACCCTAATATCGAGGGCCCTTCGCAATTGGTCGAGATCGATCAGCCCGGGCGCCTGAGCGGGCGGCGCCTCGGCCGCCTCGGGCTTGAGCTCATCGGCCGTTGCCGGGGGCTCGATACGATCCCCGAGGCGCTCCATGTGCCGTTCGAGATATCCGCTCATTTCAAAGCCCTCGCCGCGGCCAAAGCGCGAATTCTATCTTCGCTCCCCCTGGGGAACCTCATCGCATGAGCTATAGCCTTAGCTCGATCCTTCGTTGTTATCCCAAGGGCTTTCAGCGTTGCGTATGCCGTTTCCAGTTTTTTTGTTTCATCCCCGAATTTGGTGTCTTTGTATTCCTTGATAATTCTCCGCATTTCGCGAATATGATTGAACGAGCCCGTCTTCCGATCCAGAGACCCCTCATGATCGTTCTTGGCTTTTGTCCATTCATTCAAAATAGTTGCCATATCAACGGTGAGCTCATCCTTCCCGAGCCGCGTTATCTCTGCCGCCCTCAAAAGCTCGGGATCAGTTTCCAATTCCGCGATCGCCGCCCTTGCGCTTCTGCCCCGGGCCGCGGGGATTGCCTTCATTAAATTCGCCTTGCTCTCATGACTGATCCCATTGACGCCCGCGAGCGCCTCGGCCGACATTCTACCGCTATAGACCAACCCCGTGATCGTTGCTTCCATCGCATCGCTATGGACGGCGCCACCGCCCTCAAGAAAATCTTGAACAGCCTTAATTTGGGTTCCCTTTAGCCCCGGCATTTTAGAAAGCTCTTCCGCCATGTTGTGAGCGCGAGCGATATCCGTATTTTTATCGTAAATCTGCACCAACGTCCGCTCTATATGATCCGTTTGCTGGCCCCGTAGCGCCGAGGCCGCGGCCGTGTTGGCCGAGATAAAGCGGGACCGCCGCGTTGAGAGATCCGACAAGATCTTGCCCTGTTCGAGCCCGCCCAAATTATCCCAAAATGTCTTGGCAAGCTGATCCTCGGGGGTCGCCCCGAAATTCCCCGTCTGCATGGAAGTAATTGCGCCCGCGGTCCCGGCGAGATCCTTGCGCCCGATCCATGCCGTGACGATCCCAGCCGAGAAATCCTCTTTGAACTTGGCAACGAGCTTCGCCGCTTTCGGATCGTTGATAATCCCCGAGGCCCGCTTCTCTTCAACCCGCGCCATGACGTAATCGAATATCTGTTTTTTGTTGGCATCTTCGAGGCCCGGGATCTTGGCGCCCGTGACGGCATTGTCCATGAGCGTGATCAAGGCGCCCTCGGATTTCTCCCGGCCCCGCTTGACCATATTGACTTGCGCCGCCGAAATCGCGGACGCCGACATAGTGTTCCATTTCTGATCGAAACGCCGCTTGCTAAATTGCGACATTCCCTTGGTCTTCTTGGCGTAGATCGTTTCGAGCTCGGTCAAAGTGTCATCGATATATTTTAGAGGATCACTGTTCCGCTCGATGCTGGTCTTCGCCGTGATGATTTCCATTTGAGCGCCGAGCGCGGCGCTATCGGCATGGTCTTCCGCGGCATCCTGTAGCAGCGTCATCCCGAGCGTATTGGTCGCGGCGCCAACCTTCGACATCGCGGCGCCCATCGCCCCGAGCTTGAGATCGGTCCTGGGGATCGAGGAAACGCCCGTCGTTGACGGGACGCTACTGGATGCCGTGAATTTCGGAAGTCTTCCCATGAGCCTATCTAATCAAATTTCTAAAACCGCTGTCGGCGCCGCCAGCAGAAGACGCCTTACTTCCAAAGCTCTTGAAGAGACCTTTAAGGCTCCCGCTACCACTCGACGGCATTAAGAGCCCCGCGGTGCCAACGCTCGTTGCGAAGGATCCAAAGGCCGCGAAGTTGGCCGCTCTAGCTGCCCGCTTGCCCGCCGCCCGGGTTGCCCCCGCCGCGGACTTCAAGCCAATCGATTTGGTCCGCAAGGCCGTCGCCGCGGTGGATCCCCGATAGAGAATATTGAGCTCTTCGAGGCGAGCCTGTTCCACATTTGCAACAGCGCTCTCCATGAAACTATCGCCCCCGGATCCGCCGATCAGAACACCCGACTTAGCCGCGGCCGGTGCCGCTTTCCCGGAAACCTCATGGCGGAACTTGCGGCGGAATAGAGAGGCGTCATTCAAGGCCGCGTACTCCGACATGATCGCGTCGTTATCCGCAATCGTCGCGTCACGCTCCAAGAGCAGGGCATCGAATTCGCTTTGCGCCTTGGCACCTTGCCCCTGCATGATCATGCCGGTGGCATTCATGGCGGCGCCGCCTACCGCGAGAGCGAATAAAAGAGGGGGGCACATATCAGTTATCCATCATGTTCGATGATCCTCGAAACGATCGCGACAAGCGTCATGGGCAAGGGCTGATCCTGGCGAGCAACCACTTGGCCCTCTCGGCCCCATGTATCGCGAAACTTCACGGTCTTATCGCCGGTAAAGAGCGGCGGCGAAACATCCATTGGATCCGAGCCCGTTCTAAATCGGATGGTATCGAGATCCGAGGAATTCGGCCCAAACTTGGCGCCGAGGGTATCGACAAAGCGGAAGGTTACTTCATACGCCCGCTTCAGAGCCCCCTGAGCGGTCCCGGCCTCTGAACCCGCCTCAACGCGCAAGGTCTTCAAGTCCGACACATAATTCAGCCCAACGGCCGCGGCCGTAACGGTTGGATCCACGGCAACGGCTCCCGAGGATACGGTTTTGGTTGGGTAGACCGAGCCGTTTCCAAGTATGTCGACGGTTTCCCCTTCAAGGTGGTGGAAGCCGAGTAAGGAGCTCGCCGAGGATCCCGAATATGAAAGCCCGCTGTCAACGAAAAAGGCACTCGATTTGGTATCGCCTTCATCCGTATCGAAATCATTGGTCATAAACTCAACGTATCGAACGGTGGATCCGTTGATCGTTCTCTTCGCCACCATCCAGAGCTCTTCTTGCCGCGTTGCCGGGATCACCGCGAGAGCCTCAACAACGGCATGGGCGGTGGATCCGAATGAGCCCCCAATTTTGTGCCGGTGCCATGCGACAACTTGTTGGTCGCGCATGAATGTGAGGCCGATCAATTGCCCATCATTTCGCACCGCCCAAACGGTTGAATTGGGCTCTTGCTGATAGACGATCTGAGTAATCCCGCCCGCGGTAATATGCTCGGCCAAGATCGTGAGATCCGGGGACTGGAAGGCGTCACTCTCGAAAACGTAACTGTATTCCCTGAGGTTGCGCTTCTGGCGCTGGATGAAGATGACAACTTGGTCAACGCGAACAGGGATATGGGTATGGCTTCCACGGGTGCCTTCCCGGATGATCCTGACGTTTGTCGGCGTCAGCGGCTCGGCCGTTGTCGATGAGCTCACAATAAACTCACCGCCCGCGGTGCCGCAAGCCATGACCTTCGCCGGGGAAAGCCAGCGGATGACGTTCACCCGATCGGTTGCGATCGTGTAGACAACGGGATCCTCATCGAGCGTCCCGGGCTGGAAATTCTCGTAATCGCCGCTCTTGGATCCCCAAAGGGTTTGCGGCTGATCGGTCGAGGCGGCGAACATGAGGCGCTGTTCAAAAAAGGCAACCGTCGCCGGGAAGCCGGTCCCGGTCGACCATGCCCCCAGGCGCCATTTCGTTTCCGCGGTTGTCCCATCAAAGTCGTTTACGACCGTTGCCGTAACGTGCGTTGTATCGGTAAAGGCCGTGACCTTGGCATAACCCCAATAGACGCCGCCCTCATAAAGGAATTTCCATGTTACGGTCCCCTCGACAATCTCATCCCCGTCGCTTGTCGGCGCGTCCGTTGCGGTGGCCGAGCTCGTTCCCGCCTTTGTTACCTCATAGACGTTGCCCCCGGATCCAGCGTGATCGCCAGCCGAATAGGCTGTCGACGTCGCCCACTTAGTTGCTTGATGCCCGATACGGATGAAGCGCCCAATGTCGGAAGTCCTGAACCCGTCGCCATCGTTGATCCCAGTGATTGCCGAGGCGGTGATCGTGACCGAACCCGTCGCGGCCGAGGGGGTCAAAGTGGTCGTTGTAATATTCTCATCTTGGAAGGGACCATCGAGGAAGGTGATCGCGGTGAGCGTCCAGGCGGTGTGCGACGTTCGCGTGAGCTTACGCGGCGCATAACTAGCGTGGGTGATATAAAGCACGTCCGCAGATTGCGCGAATTGCAATTCATCGATGTCGGCTTCCAGATAAGGTGTAGCAACCTCAATCGCCGTCGAGACAATGAACGCGGCCGCGAAGGCATGAGCGAAAGCGCCCGTTTCGATCCGCCCCTGATCCTTGAAAAAGCGGAAATAGAGATCCCCGGCCTCGATGACATAAGCTTGCGTGACTGAGAATTCAAACGGGATCAGATAGGTCGCCTTCGAGCTATCCTTTACCTCGGCAACAAACTTGGTCCCGGGGCGCCGCGTGATCCCGCCATGAGGATGAACGATAAAATTTTCAACCGTTTCGGCGGCGTTATTGTACTTCGCCAGATCCACGCGGCCGAGCAATCGAGGAGAGACTTCCCCTGCCGTAAAATTTGTTTGAATTCTTGAGACGCGAGCCATCTATGCGCGACTTTCAAGCCAATCATTGACCTTCTCAGATTGAGCTTCTTTGGCGTCGATGTTCCGAGCTTGCCTGAGAAGTTGTTGATACAACGTCGTGGCCGTCTCGACCACTCGAACGGATGCGGTGATTTCATAGGCTATATCCGCGGCAATCCGCGCAGCATAGACCTCGATAAACAAGGCATCGAATTCATTGGGATCCTCGACTTGGTAGATATAGAGGATGTTCAACGAACCCGTGACGTCAGTAAGGATCTGGCGCCCCTCAACGACCCATTCCTCGGTAGTGTCTACCTCGACAATCCGTAGACAGTCGGCGGGCCAATTATAAGCGGTCGCGAACTCCCACGTCGGGGCCGTTGTCGTTGCCGCGAGCGCGGCCCGCTTCAACGCAAAATTCCAAGGATGGGCCCTTAGAACATTGTCCCGGGTTTGAGCGTGGATCGCCTTGCAAGCCCGCCCTTCCTTGGTATCGTCATCGAGTGAAGTGATCCTCTCGCTACCGAGAAAGGTAATCGCTCGATTGCAGATATCGACAAACGATGTAACTATCGCCATGAGCTAGATCCTAGCTATCGATCGCGACGATCTTCCCGCGCAAGAGCTCAAGAGCGATCACAAGCTCCTTGGTGGTAATAGCGTCGTCAGCAATAAGCTGGACGCCGTTGCCGGTATCGGTCGCAGCATCACGTGTTATGTCGGATCTCTTCTCTCCAGCCTTGACGATAAACTTCCTTGCCGCCATCGGTTTTCTCCTTCTGATCTACTACTACGCTATAGGGCTTCGCCGCCTGGGGCGGCAGTTAGCCCTGGTGGATTGCGGGTTTGATTAAATACCCGTAGAGCCGATCCTCGGGCAGATAGTCTGCATCGAGAAGCGGTGAATTCGGCGTGATGATAATATCCATCCCGCGAGCTTCGCAGATCCCCGCCCAATAGGCGGTGCAAGCCATATACCGAAATGGTTCCATGCGCCGAATATAAGAGTTCCCATTAGCGTATTGAGCGCCTGGATCGATATAATCGCATCCAAACACGATGAGCTCTTCAACGCCGATCAGGGCCGCGTAGGCCATCATGTAGGCGCAAGTGTGATTAAGATAGTCTCCCCGTTTTGGGTTCATCATCATGACGCCAGCGAGAGGATAGTCGACCGCGGTTGGGCACTCCTTCCGAGCTACCGATGTTATGATGGGCACGGTCGCAGTCTCGAAGATATCTTGAAGAATAGGGATCTTCTCGTTTATTTGAGCATAATCGTCCATCATGAAAACAAGGTCTATATTCGGCGCGAAATTATACGCGCCATTGACCCCCCAGACCTCATCGCGGTCAATCGATTGGGGGTCCGCGGACGCCAAAAGATCCAAATAATCGGCCCGAGAAGGTCCGCATCCAACGATGATCACCTTTTTAGGTTTGTTGCCGGTGGGATGCTCGAAGGTCATCGGTTCCTTTCATGGTGGGCCGGGGGGGGCCCGAAAGCCCCCCCTAAACCAACCCCTCGACCTTAATCGAGAACGTAAGCCAGATACCCGACGAGATCATCGCCGTCACCGATTGCCTCGTCCTGCGACGTGGCGCGGATAACAACGCCATCTTTGCTCGCAAACACATAGGTTCCGCCCGTTAGAAGGTTCGCCGCAATGGCGCCTTCCAGCGTTTTAAAACCAACGGCATCGACATCCAGGCCATTGATGAGGCCGTCAGGATCGGCCGCGGTGGTCGATCCATCCATCGCCGTGTATGCGTCCCACCCCAAGTCCAACGTCGCTGACGCCGTCGTCCAGTTGACGTAGGCCCTAGAGAGGGATGCCAGCACACGAACTCGCCCAGGCGGGAGCTTGCCAAGGGCAACGCTCGAAGTAGCATCGCCAGCGCCATCCTGGGTACAGGTGAAAAACATGATCCGAACACGGCCATGCTCCTCGGTTGTGTTGTTGTTCACAACCGGGGTCGCGGTGGCATTTGTGTATTCGGTGGACTTTTGAGTAGTTACAGCCATTTCAAAGCCCTCCTAGCTTGGATCACATTCGATGTAACCGACTTTTGCCTCTTCCATACGGGTCGCCCCAATGGTCATGGAAACGAAGACCTGAGTGGAATGATTTTTATCAACCCTCTCAGCAATCTTCACAGTCGGCTCGGCACCAATTGCCAACACGATGCCGCTCTGCGAATAGAACAGCACCTTGTGATCAGAGTTACTGTCGGTCTCGATCCGTTGGGTTCGCAAGAATTTGAACCCAAGGAACGTGTCGACCTCACCCTGCACTAAAGCTTTGCCTTATGTTCGCCAAGATGCGCGACTATCTTGACCGTCTTTCGACTGCTTACTGTCGCCAGCAAGAGCAGACCATATCATCACCCCATAGGGGCGTCCTGCGCTTCGGATCGCTTGATCCTACTCCCGACAAAGGGATGGTCGTTGAACCTTCCTCGTTAGAGGCTTGGCTGCTGATTGTCTCAATGAGAGTTTCCAGCAATTCACAGGATTTTCATCACCACATTACTGTGATGCGTGGCCTAGTTGACCATGTTGTAGTCAGAGCTTGTGACCTCCGTCTCTGCGAGGAGATTGCGAAGCTGTTTCGCATTCACCACACAAAAGCGGCTGTCATCAGGATCGACTTCGCCAGCATCGAGAACCTCTTTCGCAGCGCGAAGCTTCTCGACGTTCAATCCGACGTCAGTCGCTGACCCGCCGACTTGAACGTCGACAGTGTTCGAGCTATCGTAGCTCGTTGAGGTTCCGCCAGCAACGCCCGTATAGGCGGTGCCGTCAGCGGCGTCGATGATTGCATCATCCATCGCTCGACCCATCGCAAAGGAAGCAGCCTCGGCATAGGGACCAGTGGGCAAGATGAGCATTCGGACGCGATCTTCACCATCGATGAGATCGGCCCAGTCGTAGTCGGCAAGGGATACCCGACGCCGAGAATGGGGACTGTCCATTCTAGGGGTGTCGGAATGGCGCGACGTTCTCTTGCGAGCGGCCGTTGAGCCGATCTGCTCGAAAAACGCATTCTTCCCAACAACGGTTTCGACGCGAACGGAACCCCGTAGCCTCGAACCCTTTTGCTGCACAAGATGCGCCACATTGCCCCGGTATTGTTCCACAAACGCTGTGGTAATTTGGACAGACATATGTCGGTCCTCCGGTTAGTTGCACAAAGGATGAAACGGGCGAGGTGTCCGCAAGCGGGCTCGATCCTACGCATAACGAGCGTTCAACGGTCTTCTTTCAGACTGTCAATCGGGGGCCTTAGAGGCCGTGCCCGATCCTTTCTTTTGTCGGCCTTTCGAGGGGGCTTTCACCGTATCCTCGGAAACCCAACGGTGGAAAATTTTGGCGATCCTCACAAGATCGTCAGGTGATTGCTTCCCGCTTCTAAGCGCGATTGCGAGACGCAAACATTCAAGTTTATGTAGCTCCGACATTCTCGGGATGCGCGATACTGTGGAGCTCGGTCAAGCGGTCATTGAGCATTTTATACTCCGCATGATGCTTGTCATAAAGAGCAGGATTGGCGCGGAGCCGGGAGATCTCCTCTTTCGCCGTCGCGGGCGTCTGAGCGAAATTCCTGTTGCCAGCGCCATCCTTGAAACCGGGGGTCGAGATCTCCATCCCCGCCTTTACAAGCCCATTCATAACGACCGGGTTGGCCGATAGCCCATGTTGATAGAGTAGATCAAAAAACTCCTCTCCGAAAAACGTGCGCCCCGCCTTATCGGCAAGCGCAATGCGCTCATCGAAGGCGGCGCCATATTCCTTCTTCAGGTCTTCTTGGCGCTTATGCATGGCCTCATCATCGCCATTAGCCTTGGCCGTGTATTGCTCGCCCATGCGCTCGACAAACTTGTCGTGCATCGCCTGAGCCATCGAGGCTGGCATCTTGATCTCATGAGCCGCGGCGCGGAACCAATCGCTGAGCCCATCGTCGTAACCCTCGAACCCCTCGGGCGCCGCGAGCTCATAGGCGCTCGCTTCCTCGGGCCAGCCAAGCTCGCTCCAGCCTTCCCAATTCGCAAGCTCTTCGCCCGCCTTTGGAACAGACAGGCGCTGATCCCCGATTTTGCTTTCGAGGTGCATATGAGCTTGTACAACATCCGCGGGAGATCCGTATCCCTTGTTCGCGATATGCTGTTTCGCCGCGTCATCGAACCCCTCGATCCAACTCTGATCAGACGGGGTGCCCGCGGTCGCGGACCCATCATTGTCAGCCATCTTCTTTTTCTCCTATCATTGCCAGTTGCAAGAGCTTGTTCTCATCGATCGAGAGCAAGCTTACGATCCGCCGCACCATATCGCGGCTTCCCTCAAGATGCTGTAACTCGCTATCGGGCCGGTTGCCGGTAACGGTAAAAAGTTGGGACGCCTTCACAAGATCGATCAAGACGGCGCGGCCCTCGGGGGATCCGAAAATCGCCTGATAGTTCTCGATCGTTTTCTTATGCTGGCTTGTCGATGACTTCGCCACTTAGCCCTCTCCCGGGGTTGCGATCAACTCATTGATCTTCGCGACGTTGAGTGCAGCCTTCGAGGCGGGCTCGGCGGCGCCGATCATTTGTTGAGCCGAATTCATTTGCTGACGAGCCTCACGCATTTGCTGTACCTCTTCAATGCGGCGAAGGATCCGTTTCGGAGCCCCGTTGGTATCGGAGAGGATCCGCGTAATCTCATCCGTATCGAAATTGTCCATGACGCCGGGATCGACGGCGGCGATCGGTTGGACCATTTCGAGCGTCCGCAAAATTCCGACACCTTCCTCGGCCTTCAAGGCCCGCGAGAGCGGCGATACATACTCGATCTCGAACTCGCCTTCCGCCTCTTCAAGCAACGGCGGCGGCGGCGGTAGGATCCCCTGACGGGCGAGGATGGCGATCTCGCGCTCGACCAAGGGGCCGAGTGTCTCGGATTGCTGACGCCCGACAGTTGGCGCCAAAAGGGCCCCCTTTTCCTGGGCGCGTTGGAGAACTTCCGTCGCCGTCATCTGGGGCGTTTCGACCAAAATCTGGAACAAGGTAACGAGAAACGCATCGTTGATTACCCGACGCCGCTGATCCATCATCTCAAGGCCGATATCCACGCGGCCGCCGGTCAGGAGCGGTTGGATCGGGGCTTGGCCTCGGCCGTCGAGGCGGGCGAAGGTGGCGCCGCCGGGAGTAAGATCGACCGGCAAGATCACGCCGTCGTCCGCAATTATAAGGGGCGGATCGACAACCTTCTGGCCCGCCTTGATGACCGTCTTGCTCATCTCGTTGATCATCTTTATCTCAGGCAAAACCAGCATGGCCGGGGATCGACCATAGACCTCTCGCGGCCCCGTAACGTACCGGCTCATAATGTAGGGGAGCTCCTCTTCCCCGCCTTCTTCGAGAAGGTGTTTCTCCTTGACCTCGTAGTAATTGGAGAGCCAGGGGCGCTGATCGGTGCGCCGGGAAGTTGGATCCCGATCAGATCGCGGCATAACAACGTGAAGAATATCAACCCGGGTATCGGGCTTGTCCTCAACGATCTTTTTCAGATCCGCCGAGAGATTGGCATCCGGGAACATCCGCATCACTTGACGGGCCGCGACATTGAACTCGCGAAACACGGTATCGATCTTGCCGTGCTCGTCCTCGGCAATGAAGATATCGCCGAGGTGGACGGCTCGATAGTGCATCCCGGCGATCTTGTCCTCGCCGACAAAAAGGGTTCCCGTTCCGAATGCGCCGAGCGAGATATAACCTTCATGCATCTGGCTGGCGAAATTAGCCTTGGGCGAATACCGTTGTTGGAAAAGCATATCCTCGACGGTATCGAACCATAGGCGGACGTCGTAATCGGCATCGAGGGTTTTATCGGTGGCGCGAAGCGTATGCCAGCGAGCGCCTCTGGGCGTCAACAAACTCTCGACGGCCGAGGCAAACCGTTCCAAGGCGAGGGCCGCGGTGGCGTCATAGAGCTTCTCGGTCCTCTTGTCGCCGCCCGTGCGGTGCCCAACAAAGAGCGAGCTCCGGGGGAGACACCGCTCGGAGATCTCTTCCCAGTGGCTTTCCCATACTCCCCGCTCGCGCTTCATCCCCTCATAGCGCTTGAAGATCTCATCGATATTGTCAACGCCGGTTTCTGCCATGCTCAAACTCCAATCGACGTCGTCTTGCGAAGCGCGTCAACGCCCGAGTTGCGGGGCGCTCCACTCAGAACAGTATTGGCAACGCCGCGTTTCACCGTGCCCCCCCGCCCAGTGGCAGAGGTTGCGCGTTGCGCTCTATCCAATCGAGCACCAGCGGATCCAATCGCAGGGCGGCGGCCGCGGCTCTGGTTGCCCGCCGGGGCTTGACCACACATTAGTCGCCAAGCGCCGACGTTGCGCCTAGTCGGTTCAAGCGGCGGATCTCAGCGGCGTCAGGATCCTCGCCGCCGTTGATATCCTCAGGCGGCGCATCCGGGTTGCCGAGCGCATCTCGATTGCGGGCCGAGCTTCCACCGCGCCCCGCGGCACTCGCGGCGGCGGCGGCACCGCGGCGGCTTTCGGTAATGGCCGCTTCCGCGGCGCGAACTCCCGGCAGATCAATGTCCACCTCGGTGCGGCTTGTGTTGACCCCAACCGTTGCAACATTCTTCTGCTCCGTTAATGCATCAATAATACCGCCGCCCGCGCTCATAACCTGACGGCCAACAAAACCGAGCGGCGTAAACTGAGACGCAATGGAAGCAATAGCGCCAAAGGGGCCAATCCCGAATGAATAATCACTTCCGGGTACATCCCCGGGCCGGTCAAAGCCACCGCCCCCCTTGCCACGATGATAGCCGCCAGGACGGCCCCTGGGGGTCGATGGGTTGTCGGGTTCTGCCGGGGTACTATCGACGCACACAACTAGGCCCCAAGGGCAGTTTTACGAACAACCGGCGCAGCCGAGGTGTCACCGAGAGCGGATGTCTTGATCGTATTCGAGCGTCCCTTCGCCGCAAGTGACCGCCGCCTTTTTCCTGAAGAAGAGCGGTTTAATTTCGCGACATCCGCGGGATTAGCGATCGGCGGCGGAACCACAGGCGGCGGCGCCGGGATCGATGGGATCGCGGGGGCAGAGAAAATGCACATTATCAACGGTCCTCGTTCGCGTCCATGAGAATAGGTGATAGGTTTCTCGGCGGTGCCCGTAATCTTCAAGGGGCCCCCCATCGACGGCGCCGAGCAATTCCAACCATCGATGAGCTTCCTTGTGCCCAGCAATCGCCCGAGCCTCGACACGATTAACGCCGCGATCAGTAAGGAACGGGATTATTTTGCGTCTAACGTGCTTAGTAACCGAAAGCGCAACCTCGGGCCACCGATCGGTCGTCAACATCCAGGCGCACCATAAACGCTCCCGAACAGGCGTCACACCAACAACGGCAACGGGGGTACCCCCAACCAAGGCAACGTGGCTCAGGCCCGCGAGAAGCTGCATAGCGCGGGTCTCTGGCGCCAACCCTGGCGCCTCACCCTCGACCTCGGCAAGATCCCAAGCCCTCAGACGCCGCATGATATAAACAATATCCGAATAACACCCGGGGACGATCTCGACCACTTTAGATTAAGATCGATTGCGCCATGAAAGTCATTTTCTGCACGGTGATATTGGTCGCGTCTGTCTCGTTGGAAATCCAGACCTCAAGATAATCAGAAGTCGAAAGCTGGACTTCGCCGATCAGCGTAATGGCGGAGATGTTCGAGTTGGTGTCTGAATTAACCCGGACCTCACTGGCATCAATGACCGCCCCCGAGCTTCCACTATTATCGTAATGGTAGAGCTTCGCCCCCACCAAAATATTACCGGCCGCATTATCAAAGCAAATCGAGGCGGTGGCGACAAAATGGCGGTTTGGAGTGCCCGAATAGGCCAAACGATTAGTGGCCGACATACTCATATCGGCACTCGATCCCCCCCCCGTCGTCGTCCCGGCCGCCTTCAAATAAACAGATTGGCTCGCCACCGACGTCTCGGCTGGAGTGGAGACATAACAATATCCAAAAGTTGGCACCGCCGAGACGATAAAATCGCGGACATCATTCTCGGAAATCGCACCGGCCGACTGACCGTCTTGGAACAAATTGGTCAGAAGATCGGCCGACGTTCTTTTCGTATCAGCCATTCTATGCTCCCGTCAGCACCAACGGTCGCCCGTCAGGCAAGGTCTTCGTTCGCGCCATCACATGGATATCGCTATCATCCCCGTCGTCGTCGCGCAAACCAACCGCGAAATACCGAAAAGCGTCAGTCGCGTGGCTCGACCAATCGTGATTTGGTTTTGCCTTCCAGTCGTTGCGGACACTATCAAATTGCCGGTGATAATGGCGCAACGCCTTCAGCCCCGACGCCGTGTTAGAACGATCGAAATAGCACCGCGGTAAAATCGCCCGCATCGCCTCAATCCCATCCTGTACAGTCAATTTATGGACAACCGTGGGGCGTATGCCCAGCGCCGACAGCATCTCATACCGCGACGATCCACTTCCCAATTCGCGCACCATGACATCATGTGGGAAGTAGTGGCGCCCATACACATAAGAGCGTGATCGCAATTCGGCGATATAATGATGAAGCCCCTCTCCGCTGGCGTCGTAGAAGTCAATAATTCGTAATTCTCCCCGGTATATTTGTGCGAACCAGATGGCGGTTGCGTCAGCAATTCCAAGATCCCAAGCGGTTGTGACGGGCAGATTGGGGTCATAAGGCACATTCCCAATTCGGCCGCCAGCCTCGGCCTTATCAAGCTGATCCGCGAGATAAGCGCCTATAAGCGCCGCGCTCCAGGAACACTGAAACTCTTGCTCATACTGGCTCGGATCCATTGTCGCCCTCGCGGCATCAAGCTCCTCTTGCGGCAAAATCCCCGTCTCGCTCGCCGGGAACCGCATGGCAAACCAATCAGGGTCTCCCTGCTCAATCATCGCCAAAGCATGATCATATATATCCTTGAACTGATTTTGCCCCCGCGGCGTCCCAATCCAAAGACACGACCCCAAACGATCAGCCAAAGACGGTCGAATTACCTCAGGATACAACCGCGCATTCATGTCGGCATATTCATCAAGCACAACAGCATCGAGAAACATCCCGCGGAGACTATCCGGGTTCTCAGCACCAAGCAGCCAAATCCGCTTGCCGTCCGGGAGATCGCAACGAAGCTCAGCCTCGTTAAACTTAACCCCGGGGATCACCCCGGCAAACTCCCTGAGAAACTGCCACGCAACGCGCTTCGCACTGCCGTAAGTCGGCGCAATATAAGCACCCTGCGCCCGCTGATGTGGACACGTCAAAACCACCTTCAAAAGATGATTGACCGCCATCACCGTCTTACCAAATCTCCTGTGGCAAACCGCGACCGAAAACCGCTTCGCCTTGCCGTGAAACAAATCCTGTAAATCCCGGGGCGAGTACGGAATAATTACAGCGGTAGGACTAATCGCAGAAGAAGACAGCCCACCACCCATCCTAAATCTCCCCCATAACATTCCGTAAAGCCTTGCGCCCAGTCGCGCTGATCGTCTTCAACGGAGAGCGTAAACTAGAAAAAGCCGAATTGATATTCGATGAATTCGGCTCCGGGACATCTCGGGCATCCGCATCCCCATTGTCACGCCCGCCGCGTAAAGCATCGCCCGCGGCTCGGCCAACCATCGATGATAGAAAAGCCATGCACATTCCACACACCCCCCAAAAAGAGGTTTCCGAAAATTACTCCCCACAATTAGGACCGGGGCCCCACCGAGGCTCGCGGCAACCGCGGCGCCGGGGTACCCCCCCCCTCGGCCGTGAACGAAAAAAAAAGATTTTCTTGTGGGTGGAAACGTGGGTCAGGACAACATCAAAAAGGTAAGGCCCTTACTCACTGGGGGATACGGGCGATCGTTGGGCGGACGGGGCATCCGCCATCATTTCATTGTCGCATAACATGTATTATGGAAAATATTGGCGTGTTTTGTTTTAGATCAACGCCTTACGCCAGGAGTTGGGATGGCTCTAGTGTTCGCGGGCGCGACGCGGCGGATACGTTGGTTCCAACCCACCCCACATCTTCCCCTTGTATGGTTTTCTGATGGGGGCCTTTGCGCTCCCCCGGTTCCTCCACCCCTCTTCTGTTGCCACGCAGGGATAAACGCCGGGTCTTACCCAGTATATCTAGGCATCCCACCATTTAACCGTCACTGCCTAGCTCCACGATCCCCGAGGATTGCTCAGGACTGGCGTGATCAATGATCTTGGGGGGTTGCCCCTCTTCGATCGCTCTTGGTTGCCAGCCGATCACCACGGGGCCGATATGCTCGACCTCGGACTTCTGGATTGGTTGGAAAACTGCCAAGAGTTTTTCGGCGAGCCATCGAGTATGGTTTGCGATTTTGTCTGCAATGATGGCGGCGTCGCGATCCTTGGCGTTTCTGAGTGCATCTTCCGCGGCTTCGAGCTTGGGCCAGATCCCTGCGAGCCTTGCGTTGAAGATTTGGGTTTCGAGCTCTTCATCCCCTTGGCGCCATTCTCTCATCGTTCTGTCGCTAACGTGCTCGGCTTTGCAAGCGGCCTTGAGGGTTGCGCCGAGGCGCACACGATCGATGATTGCTTGAACGCGCTCGGGGGTTCTAAGGGACGGTCTTCCCATGAGCTCACCTTGAATGCGAGCGGCGCCGCGAGAGACGGACTGAGGGAACGTTTCGGCGGCGCCTTCTCGATCTTCCAAGTGGCGATTATGAAGTCACCAAGACCAAGATATATTTTTTTACCACTCGAATGCCACTCAAGTCAAGCGATAGTGTTTCGCGAGCTCGGATAGTGCTAGGCGTAGTATGTCGATGCCTGATCTGCTCGCGATATTTTTACCTTTTGCCCAATCGGCGGCTGAGTGCCCTGACCCGACAATATTGATGGCGCAATCGGTGAGCATGACGCCGAGTTGGCTTATGGCTTTTTGGACCCGATCGCGAGCCATTATCACTCGATCGGCACTATCGGCAATTGGGCCCAGCCTTAGACCGCTAAGGTTAGGCGAGGCGAAATATGGGGTCATTCGAGCGATATAAAAATCCTTCTGAAAACGCACTCCCGCGTCGTATTGCTTGCGGGTGATCTGGTTTCGGTTCAAGCATCGATCGAGGGGATCATGTTCACGATTTCGAAGCCTGAGGACGCCGGGGATCATGGTTTCCTCGACGGTATATTCGCCGTGTTTCAGTTTTTCCTCAGGCCCGAGATCGCTTTGGGATTTCTTTTTTTTAGAACGAGAGATCATCGTCCATCCCTTGATCGGGTGCGGGCTGTTGGGCTGGCGCCGCGAATGGTTTCGGAGTGAAACATGATATCAGGACGGTATCGCGGTTTTCGGGATTTGGGACGCCCGCGGCGTTGAAGGCTCGGTTCATGATTACAAATTTTCCGCCGTCTTTGTCTTCCATGATTTTGCCTACGTTGAGGTATCGGCCCTTGGTTTGACCATCCTTGATGTAGGATCCAGTTTTCACGGCGAGATCGTAGATAACCTTGGTCATTCGGCTTTCTCCTGAGGTTGGTGATTGGTGATTGCGTTGAGGATGAGGTTGCGTTCGTTGTGGATTTTTATGTCTTCGAGAATTTCGTTGAGGGTTGGGAACCATTTGGATTTTTCGGGCCAGCGTTTGAGAACGGTGAAGACGACTTCGCCGGGGAAGTCGGCGAGGCGATCGGCGAGTGAGGCGAAGGTCAAGCCGAGCTCCTTATCGGTCATCGATCGGGTTCGAGTAAGCAATTTAAGCTCGGCGAGCCATTCGAGGGTTTCGCGTCGACCGGCCGGTTGGCAGACTGAGTGAAGGTATGCGATCGCGTTTGCCTGATCGATTGGGGGGATCTCCATGTTGGGATCGAAGCGGATGCGCCTGAGGCTGTAATTCTGATCAAGATCCATGATCATAGCCCGCATGACTGAGGATGGCAAAGATGCCCTGATTTCCTTCGCCCTCTTTGCCAGCGTTTCGGGTTTTAATCGCGGTGTGGGAGTACGGCGATCGGATCCAGTTGTAGAAAGCTCGGTCCCAATCTGAGTATTTTCTGGCGTTAGCGATTGCGCTGTCTTGGAATTGTTCCGCGAGCCATTGGACGTCATTGGAATTAAATCCTTCTGCTATTCCGATTTGATGGGCCCGATCTGGCGGCGTCCAGTTTTCGGGGATGGGTGATTTTCCGTTCGATTTTCTTCTCGGGTTTTCGACCTTGGGGGGGGCCTTAGGGGGGGTATCTTTCTTCTTCTTACTACTCTTATAACATAGAGGCATAGCGATCGCATCGCGCTTTTTGTTTATTTTCTTATGTTTAGCCCATCTGCTATTCGCCGCTTGTTGTCCAGCTATGCTGGTAGCTAAGCTCTTACTAAGCGATAGCTGTGCGTTAAGCGGTGTAATTATGCCGTTGATCACCTCGATTTTACCGGCCTCGATGAGCTCATTTTTCAGCCTCTTGTAGAGCCTCATATCGACGGCCAATTCGCGCCGCCTGAGCTTGTCGATATCTTCGAGAAGACCATCCTTCGAGATATAGAGATCAAGGAAATCGTTATAAGCGCCGCGTTGCTCCATCGTGAGCGTTCGCGTCCCGGCGAAGAAGCTATCGGGGTGCCTGAGGTAAGATCTAGCCAAGATTATCTCCCCCCCAATGACGCAAAATGCTGATATTAACGAGCTCGTTAAAGAGCATATACCAAGTCCCGTCCACGATACCCCGTTCACCTGCGGCCGTGCGGCGCCGAGCGCGGAAATCATCTTTGTGGGTAAAACCGTGGATCATTATTTTATCAAAATCTCGGCCCCGCCCATTTTGGGCCCCGATAAAAACCTCGGCCGCGTGATCTTCATAAAGGTGCTTCTTGCTCACCGGCCATATCAAGCGTTGAGCGAAAGGGTGATCGGTCCCCTTGACGTCGACATCGTATCCGCCGAATTGGAAGTCGGCGCCGCGATCGGGGCTATCGGACCAATCGAGCACGGCAACGGGATCGAGCCCGAGCGCGATCGCCGCGGCGCATTCGCACCGCCGAGCCATTGCTTGAACCTCGACGTTGCCGTCGATCGGGGGCTTCTCCTTCACTACCACTGCCTGAGATCGAGGCTTGTTACCGGCCGCGTAAGACGCGACAACGCGGCCCCCGAATTCCCGGCTTCGATCCAAGAGCTCGGGCGATAGGTGGATAATCATGTGGAAAAACCCCCGTCATTCTGCGTGAAACTTTCTGTAATATTCCCCGTAACCGGCCTTGGAAGTCTCGCTTACGGGCATCTCGTTTTCCTCGCACCATTCCTCGAAGGTGAGCGGCGCTCGGATCTCATTGTCGAGCAAAAGATACTTATCGCATTCACTGTCGATCATCCCCTGCCCCTTATGCGGTGGCCGTCTACAATCGGACCCAAACCTTCCTGGGCAACCGCCTCAGAAAGAGCTCGGGCGCAACGCGGCGAGCAAACGTTGGTCCCACTCGGAAGCGGCTTGATCCCCTCGGCGATCATGTGAGCCGCATCGCAACAATACCGTTGAGCCGCATCGCAACAATACCGTGCCCCGTTTCCCTTCATGATAATCATGTTTCATCGATGATCAATCCGGGATAGAACGCCTCGGTCATCTTCTTCTTGAGCCGGTAGACGGCCGTTTTCACCCCCTTGACGTCTTCGACCACGATCATTCCCTTTTGGCCGCGGGGCCCGATCCGGGAAGGATCAACGTATCGGAAGTCGGCAATGTATTTACAGATCTTGACCCCGTTGATCGTGATCACAAATTCGGGTTGAAGGCTCAGCCGGGAGATCTCCCCGGCCCGTTCGAGAAGCTTGAGCTCGCCATATCGAGCGGCTTCCCGCTTCGAGGCGAACGTGATCCCGTCGACCGTCGTCCGCACGGCGCTGAATTTATTGGGCCTCACGCCCATGTTGCCGCCACTTCGCTCGCCGCTTGGCGCTCGGCCAAAGCTTGATCCACGGCGGCCTCGACAATCGAGACGATAGAAACGTCATCGACCGCGGCCTGAATGCGTAAACGATCGACAAGATCAGCCTCCATCTTGAAGAAAATGGGGGTTTTCCGCGCCATTTGGGGCTCCAAAACTTTTTTCAAAAAAATGCAAATTAGGGGTTGACAATAGTATATACCACCCCTATATTCAAGGTGAACGGATAGGGGACGATAAATGAAACATGGTGGAACAAGCGAGATTGTTGGGGGTTGGGCGGTCGCCGCCGAGCTCTCTTCGATCGGGAAAATCGAGTTTTGGGAAATCACTCTCAAGCTCGGGCTTCCCACGTTTGCATTTTTCCTCTTCGCACTAGCAATGAAAGGTGGTTTTTGATGGCTGAGCCAAGGTACGGGGTTTGGGAAAAAAACGATGATGATGGGGAAAGTTATTTGATTGATAACTTCATCGTTGAATGTGGGGAAACTGAGAAGGTTCTTTTCGAGGGGACTAACGCGGAATGCCGAAACTTCATTGAAACAATGAAAAACGAAATCCTCGAAGACATAAAAATCCACGGTGGTTTTTGATGGCTGAGAAATTCACTTACCGACGCATTAAATCGGGGCGGATTAAGTTGAGCCCCGGGGTTGCCGGGATCCGGGTTCGGGATCCGAGCGGCAAGGTTGTCGACTATTTCACCCACTTGAAAAACGCCCGCAAGGTCTACCCCGGGATAAAAGAGTACAAGCGGGGGACCGGCGCCGTGCCGGTTGTTCCCCCGGCGCCGCCCGCGGCGGTCGATAATGAGGATCTCCTGGCGATCCCCGACTTTTTGAAAAGGGCCGCATGATGGCTTACGCATGGATCATCGAAGAAGACCTCATCGATAACGGTGAAGCCGTTGGAGTTTGGGGCCCCCGCGGCGCGGTGAAGCCGAGCCCCGGCGAAGGCGCCAAATTCCGCTTGCTCGATGGGGACGGGGAAGTCTACGCGAAGGGCCGTTTCGTTGGGGACGCCGGGAGCGAAGACGCTTTCGGGCCCCTGGACGATTACGGGATGCCTAATTGGGGATGCACCTCGATCGAGTATTGGAAGAACGGATGGAAGGCGCTTTGATGAAATACCTCGCAATCGCTCGTGATGGTGACATCCCCGGGATGGGCGGAACTGATGTGAGTTTCCCCATCACCACACCGGCCGAGCTTGCCATGTGGCGGGACTTCAACCGCGCCAACAAGGATTGGCTCGAAATCTCCTGGATTGTTGTTCTGGCTGGTCGTAGAGCGCCCCGGCGGCTCTACGATAAGCTCTTGGGCGTATATATCAAAGCAAACGCGGCGCTCAGGGAATACTACGGGGAAGAAGTTTTTTCCAAGTACCACTCGCGGACAATTTGGGTGGTTGTGAAAGACAAGGGATAGATTTGATGAAATACCGCTTCTCATACGGCGCCTCACCCTCGGGGAAGGTCGCCCTTCTCCGGGGCAAGACCCACGCCAACGATCGATGCGATCGATGCGGCGGCGCGGGGGGCGCGGATGATCCTCGCTGGCTCCGGTACGATCCCGGTGGGGTTCCGGGGAACTGCTTCAAGTGCCTCGGCAAGGGCAAGGTAGCGCGGCGCGTCTATAACGAAAAGGAATACGCCGCTCTCGAACGGGCCCGGGCCAAGCGGGCCGAGAAGCTCGAAGCCGCCCGAGTTGCCCGCCTCGATGCCGAGCGCGATCGGAATGACGGGCTCACCAACGCCGAGCTATGGGCGAAGAAAGAGGCTGACGCGGCCAAGGCCGATAAGAAGAAGCGGGCCCCCCTGATCAAGCTCCTAACGCCGCTCGGGGACGATCTATGGGATGGGCGGCATGGGTTCTGCGATAGCATGGCCGGGGATTTGCGAAAGGGGCATCTGCCCCGCGGCCGAGGCGCCGAACTCGTTTGCGATATCATCGCCAAGCATCATGGGCGCCGAGGATCGAAGGCATACGAAACCGAATTCGATCGGATCGAGGCCGTTTTAGAAAAAGCAAAAAAAATTGATGGGGGGGGTTGACGGGGTATATACCTTTCTGTATATTGATGGTGAACGTAGATGAAACGTTGGATGGAAGAAGGATGAAAATGAAGTTGACCAAGAAAGAGACAGCGGAGAAGCGGCGGATCGACCGGCGCGTAATGACCGGCAAGGCAACGCGCACCGAGATCCATCGCGGTTTGGAATTGCTGACCAAGATCAATTCCCGCGGGCGATCACTGAAAGGAGAGACAGCATGAGCTTGGACTGGAAAGTTGACAAAATCGAGAACTTCGAAGAGCTCGTTTGGCTCCCCAACGACGACGGGGAAACCTTCCACTTGAACCCGACAACCAATACCCTGATTTGGGCAACGATGGGCGTTGGGATAAATAAGATCACTGAGAAGAATTGGCCGGTTTTCCTGGGGCGGGCCGCGGCGCTCGAAGCGTTTGGAGCCGCCCCGATTTCCGCGGAAGACGTCGAGGCCCATATCGGATTGAGCACCAACGCCTCGAACATGACGGCCGCGGCCTTCGAAAAGATGATACTGAAAATGGTGGCGGCATGAAGAGACACGCCAAGACGGCCTTCGACGCCCTCAAAAAAATGGGGGCGCCGGTGATCTACCCCGATATGGGATGGGGCGAGCACTTCGCGATCAGCGGGGAGAGCAACCACCCTGAAATATGGGCGGATTACTGGAAAGAGTTTGGCGGGCCCGGGCTCGATGGTTTTGGGGTGAGCCTCAAGATCAACGCGGTCCTCGAAAAGAACGGGCTCTTCGCCGAGTGGATCAACGCGGGAGTATTGGGGGTTTACGATGCCTAAGATTGACAAACCTGAGCCTGGAAAAATCTACGCTCTGACGGGGGCGAAAGGAACGCCCTCGATCGCGGCCGGTAATTCCTGGGCCGAAAGCGAAGTGACCGAGAAAGTTGAGCCCGGGACAAACACGCGGAAAAAGGAGAATGCCGAAAGAGCTGTGAAAACAAAGTTAGTTATTATATCCCTAGAGGATATGATTACAGAGAGGTATTTGTCAAATGCGGCCTTACCAATCCTCATGGTGGTCGAGCAATCTGCGACAAATGCGCTAATAATCCTAATGAAATGTTGCGTATTACCAG